CCACGGCGGGCGCCCGCGGCACCGGCAACGAGTATCACGACGACTGCTACTGCGTGCCCATGGCCATGCCTGCCGCCAACGCGGACCACCCGCGTGGCCGCCCCGAGGATTGGCCGCGAGGCTACAATCCCGACAAGATTTACGATGAGATCTATTCTCCCAGCCATGAATACATGGATCGTATCCAAGATGTCACCAGGAAGATTCGGGAGAAGGATTCCACCTTCCGGTGAGAAAGCTTACAGACCCCCGGTCTGGAAGACGGTAACGTGCACCGTGAAGCACGGTCCACTGGCCCACAAGAGCCACAATCTCTGGAGGAAATACCCATGCACCGCACTCGAAATCACCTGCTGCGCCAGCAGCTGATGTTCGCCACCGACCCGGATGACGGGAACGGCGGCGGCACCCCCGGGGGCCAGAAGCCCGCGGAGGACCAGCAGCAGGCACCTGGCACGGGTGGCGACAAGGGCGATGAGGACGGCAATTCCGACGATGACGAAAAGGGATTCAAGCCCATTACGTCGCAGGAAGAGCTGGACCGAATCGTCCAGAAGCGCCTGGATCGTGAGAAGGCCAAGTATGCCGATTACGATGATTTGACCACGCAGGTGGCAGATCTGACGAAGGCAAATGAGAAGCTGACTCAGGACCTGGCAGCTGCGCAGCAGGCGCGCACCGAGGCCGAGCGCGGCGCCCTGGTGGCCCGCGTGGCCGAGAGCAAGAACGTGCCCGCCAAGTACCTGGAGGGTGATACCGAGGAGGAGCTGCTGGCAAGCGCTGACGAGTTCCTTGCGGTGCTGGAAGCCCGCGGCCCGAAGAAGGGGCACAATCCCCACACGGGCACGGGCAAGGAGACTCCGCCGGAGTCCTCCACGAACACAGGCCGGGAGCGCGCACGCGCAGCCCGCGCCGCCAACCGAAAGGATTGAGGGAAATGCCCTTCATCACCACCAAGGGATACAGCCGGGGGAATGAGACCTGGCTGGATTCCCGTCACGGCGTCGAGAATGCCAAGACGGGCACCCTGAAGATCGACCAGTTCGATGGCGACCACGTGCTTTCCGGGACCCCTGTGGTCCAGGGCAGCGGCGGCGCCGACGGCTACCTGGTGCCCGCGCCTGCAGGTACCGCGCCCACCGGCTTCGTGGTCGGGGACGTGTCGTTCAAGGACGTGTCCCTGGACGGCGTGGGCGCGCCCGCGGCCATTCTGTGGCACGGGCGAATCAAGACGCAGAACCTGCCCGTGGAGTACTTCCCGGTTCCGGCTGAGCCGGGCCAGTTCTCCTACGTCGGCGGCGACAAGGGCACCGCGCCCGAGGAGGCCTGAGCAAAATGGCACTTTGGACTGACCTGATTAAGCCCGCGGACGCTACCGGCTTCGGCCGGGAAATCGTGGACAATTACGAGGCGAACAGCACTTCGCTCTCCACGATTTTCCCCGCGGAGCGTGTCAACGACACCATCTACGAGTGGGCGGTTAATCGCAAGCACCAGGATCTGGCGGCTTTCCGTGCGTTCAACGCGGAGTCCAAGATCATTGGCGGCGGCGATTGGGAGGAGAAGACGGCCAAGCTGATTCCCCTTTCCGCGAAGCAGCCGTTCAAGGAGTACGACAAGATTCGTCGTATGGGCCAGAACAGCCCCGAGACCGTGCAGGCGGCGTTCGACCGCCTGAACACCGAGGTTTCGGAGTCCATTGCGCGCCGCATCGTGCTGGCCCGCGGTGAGGCCCTGGCCACCGGCAAGCTGGCCATCCGCGAGGAGGGCCTGGTGCAGAACGTGGACTTCGAGCGCCGCTCCGACTTCACCACCACCCTGGGCACCATGTGGGACGCGGAGGGCGCCGACCCCATCAAGGACCTGGAGAACCTGCGTGATACCTACGTCGCCGAGAACGGCGGCCAGGCGCAGCAGATCATCACCAGCTCCCGCGTGGTGTCCACCCTGGTGCGCAGCACCGGGCTGCGCGCCTACCTGGGCACGCAGGCGCCCGCCATGATCACCCGTGCGGCGGTCAACGAGATTCTGCAGTCCTACGGCTTCCCCGCCCTCACCATTCTCGATGACCAGGTGTCCTACATGGACCCGGCCACCGGCAAGCGCGTGGTGAAGCGGGTGCTGCCGCAGGACAGCGTCATCTTCGCGGCCCCGGGCGCGGGTGCCACCGTGTGGGGCGTCACCGCCGAGGCGGACGACCCCCGCTACGGCCTGTCCGGCGACATGCCGGGCCTCGTCGTGGGCGCCTACGCCACCGACGACCCGGCCACCAAGTGGATCCACGCCAACGCGTCGGTCCTGCCCGCCCTGGTCAACGCCAACGCCACCATGGTGGCCAAGGTGCTCACCGATTCGGGAAACTGACGGGCCGCTACGTGGCACGGTATTCCCAGGAATACTGAGCACGTAGCGGCGTGAATAGCGGGCCGCCCCACTTGGGGCGGCCCGCCTGGCCACTGTAAGGAGAAACGCATGGCTAATATCCGGAAGAATCTCGTGGGGTCGGTGCTGCTGGCCTCGGGCCAGTTCCTGGCCGCCGGTGACAGCGTGCCGCAGGGCGCCACGGTGGACCCCAGCCTGCTGGAGCAGGGCACCGACCAGGGCGACGACCAGGCCGACGCCAGCACCACCAGCGAGGTGCTTGCCGACCCCGAGGCTGCAGACGACGCACAGGCCGACCAGGGTCCCGCGGACGCCGACCAGGCGGACGACGAGGACGACATCCTGGGCGTGCCGAAGCCTGCCGCCGCGGAGAAGCCCGCCCGCAAGCGGTCCAGCCGCACCCGCAAGGCGTCCTGACCATGGCGGCCCGCAGCCCGTGGGCCACGCCCGACAACATCCGGGAGCGGTGGCTCGCTGGCCCGCTACCCCAGGATGATGCCCAGCTTGAAACGCTGATTGCCGACGCCGAGGACACCGTTCTCGCTGAGTACCCCGACGTTCCTGAACGGCTTGCCGAAGGCAGCCTTTCGCATGAGCGCCTGCAGCGCGTGGTGGTGCGCATGGCCCACCGCGTGCTGCGCAACCCGGAAGGGTATCGGCAGGTTACTCAGGGCACCGGCCCGTTCACCGGGTCGGCCACCTTCGGCGGGGACAACCCTGGCGAGCTGTACCTTACCGACGCCGACCGCAGGGACCTGGGCGTGCGCACGGCCACCCGCCGCAAGCGCGCCTTCACGATCCGACCGGGGGGCATCCGATGAGGAACACCGTCAGGGAGATTGTCGTACACACCAAATCGGACACACCGACGCGGGACGAAGCTGGTGACTACGTCTACACGTGGACGCAGCGCACCGTGCAGGTGTACGGCATCGCCCCGGCGGCCAGCACGGAACCGGGCGATGCTAACCGCAGCGCGGTGATCACCGGGTGGGACGTGTACGCCCCGCCGGGGGTGCGCATCGGCCCGCACGACCGGGTGCAGCTGCCCCACTTGCCTGCCGACCAGCTGTGCGAGGTGGACGGGGAACCGGCCATCTGGGACCACAATCCCCACGGCACGCTGCTGGGGAATGTGGGCGTCGTGATCAAGCTGAAGAGGGTTAATGGCTAGGCGCGATGCAATCCAGCTGAATCACCAGGAATTGGACGCCCTCCTGAAAAGCCCTGAAGTGCAGAAGGAGCTGGAGAAGCGCGTTAGCCGCGCTGCGAAAGCTGCTGGGCCTGGGTTCGAAAGTAAGGTGAGCGTGGGGCGCACCCGCGCCCTGGCGATGGTGTGGGCCGAAAGCCGTGTCGCCGCTCGCCGCAACGCCAAGCACCACACGCTCATGCGCGTTCAGGATCAGATGAGGGGTTGATGTGGATTTCGCGAATGCACAGGTTCTCGTCAACCGTTTCATGGAGAATGAGCTAGGTCTTACCTTCGTGACGACAATTCCGGATACCCGACCCGCCCGCTTCGTGCGAACGATTCGGACGGGCGGGTACCGCCGGGATATCATCACGGATGTGGCCCGGCTCACGTTCGAGTGCTGGGCCGAAAAGAAGATCACCGCAGAGCGTGATGCCCAGAATGTGCGCGCAGCCGCCGACCGGATGCGCGGGCAGACGTACAGCGGC